ACGCTGGCACTGGGCACAGAGCTTCACTAAAGACGCAATACGCATCGCTAACAATCCGCATGCAGAACTTCAGTGGACACAAGCAGACAAACCCTGGGTGTTTTTGGCATGGTGTTTCGAGTGGGCAACCTACAAGACTCACGGAAAAGTCGACTCGGCGTTACCAGTGAATCTCGATGCGTCAAACAACGGCCTACAGATACTCTCGATGCTCACACGCGATCCGTATGGCATGCATGCGACTAACGTGTTGCCTACTGAGGTGCCTCAAGATATTTACGGAGTCGTCGCAGAGAATGCGCTTAAGTCACTGAAGTCCGACGGGAGTGACCTCGCGAAAGCTTGGGTTAACTTCGGGATCAACCGCAAGACATGCAAGAGGCCAGTCATGTGCTACTCGTATGGCCTCACTCCTTACTCTAATCGTGCCTATATCAACGAATGGTATGACGATGAGATCCACGGGAAGAAACGAGAGAAACCATTCAGCGACGATGTGCGCTATAAGGCCATTCAGTTGCTCTCTGACCACGTATGGCAAGGCATTGAGTCAGTCTTAAGTAAACCTAAGCAGTGCATGGATTGGTTTCAGGCTTGCGCTAAGCTGATCGCTGATGAAAACAAAGCGTTGTCCTGGGTGTCACCTACTGGCTTCCCTGTGCACCAAGAGTATTACAAAGTCCACAACCAACAGGTTAATACATATATTAGTGGTAAAGCGACTTGCGTTAAGTTCCGTGAAGAAGACGATGAGGTAATCTCAAGACGACGCATGGTCAACGGAGCGTCACCGAATGTCGTCCACAGCCTCGACGCAGCGGCACTTCACGAGACAGTTGTTCGTTGTAACAAAGAGCATGGCATCTACGACTTTTCGTTTATCCATGATAGTTATGGCACCCACGCTAACAAGTGCGACCAACTTTCTGAAACATTAAGACAAGTTTTTGTTGACATGTTTTCTAAAGATCTCTTAAATGATTGGCGAAGTCAGTTGAGCGACCAACATCCTCACCTCGATTTCCCAGAGCCACCAGAGTTTGGTGACGCTGAGATAAAACAGATAAAGGAGTCAACATACTTCTTTGCTTAGACTAAAACAAAACTAAAACTAAAACAGATGAAGAAACAACTAGTTACACCTATTGGAGAAGCACTCTATCCGCATTTACACGAGCCAGACTACAAGTTTGACCAGGCGGGAGTCTACCAGACACGATTGATCCTCGAAGAGAGCGACTACAACGCACTCAAAGGTCAGTTCCAAGAGATCTACGATGCAGCATACAAGGCCGCATGCGATCAAGCTGGTAGTAAGATAGAGAAAGGAGACGGCGATCCGTTTCGCGAAGGTGACGAGGGTCTTTACATCCTCGCAAAGCAACCCGCTGAGAAAAACACAAAGAAGCATGGGCTTATTAAATTTAATATTAAAGCCTTTGACAGCACAGGGACGCTTATCAAGATGCCACGAGTTGGCACTGGGTCAAAACTGAGACTAGCCCTTGAGCCGAAGCCATGGGTAGTCAGCGGTAAATTTGGAGTTACTCTACGTCTACGCTCTGTGCAAATCATTGACCTCGTAGAATACGGCAACGAGTCTGTATTCGATGAAGTTGAGGGTGGGTTCAGCGGTGGCGAAGAGTTCACCAACGAGTTCACTGATGAGACGACACAAGGCAAAAAAGACGGGGATTTTTCGTTCTAAGTTAGAGTCGCGAGTCGCTTCAGCCCTCGATAGGATTGGAGTCGGCTACACCTACGAGAGCCACAAGCTTCACTATCTGCGGCCTCAGAAGTATATACCTGACTTTGTGTTAGACAATGGTGTCTACCTTGAAGTCAAAGGTTACTTCGAGCCCTCAGATCGTACTAAGCATCTACTTGTCCGTGAGCAAAACCCTGACGCTGATATTAGGTTTGTATTCCAAAATGCAAATACTTATCTCAACAAGAACAGCTACACGACTTATGCTGACTGGTGTGAAGACAAGGGCTTTCAATGGTGTGATGCGAACAGCAAAATACCGTTACAATGGACCGAGAGTTTACCGCCGCCTTAACTCACCAGCCCTGCGAGGACTGTGGGTCAAGCGACGCATTAACTATTAACAACGATAACTCCACTAAGTGTTTTGCTTGTGGGGTTTTTCGTTCTGGGGATGGAACCTTTAGAGAACCAATGGAAACAACAAATAAAAATACAGATTTTATCGACGGAGAATACCGTGCGTTAGAGTCAAGAGGTATCGATGAGGCAACTTGTCGACGCTTCAGATATCAAGTAGGGCACCTTAATGGTAAGCCCTGCCACATCGCAAACTACTACAATGCGCCTGGCGAGAAGATCGCCCAGAAGTATCGCTTTGAAGGTAAAGAGTTTCGATGCACTGGAAAGCCTGATCATTTCTTCGGGCAGCACATGTGGGCAAACCCTGTGCCTGGGTTTAAGCTAGTAGTCACCGAGGGAGAAATCGATGCGATGTCTGTCGCTGTCGCACAGGGAGGAGAGTTTCCTGTGGTGTCTCTCGGCGCTGGCGCTCAGTCTGCTAAGGCGATGTTCAAGAAACACTTCGACTGGCTCTCAGGATTCCAGGAGGTGATCTTGATGTTCGACATGGACGACTCAGGACGACAAGCAGTCGAAGAGGTAGCGCACATGTTGCCTGCTGGTAAATGCAAAGTCGCTCACCTGCCACTTAAAGATGCCAATGAGTGTTTAATTAATAATAAAAAGAAAGATATTATCTCAGCGATCTTCACTGCGAAAGTCTGGAGGCCTGACGATATTATCTCTGGTGACGACCTCTATGAGAAGATCGCAGAGCATCAAGAAGTTGAGTCATTAGATTATCCGTTTGAGGGACTTAATCGTATCACTCACGGCCTCCGACAGTCTGAGATTGTTACTATGTGTGCAGGCTCAGGGATCGGTAAGTCACAAGTGTGTCGAGTGATCACTCATCATCTCCTGAAGACTACCGAGAAACGCGTTGGCTACATTGCGCTCGAAGAGTCGGTCGAGAGGACAGCGCTGAGTATCATCGGGCTCGAGATGGGCAAGTGTCTACACTTAGATCCGTTTGAACGTGACGATGAGTTTCGCGAAGCCTTCGACGCTACAGTAGGTAATGGTCGTTTTTACGTTTATGATCACTTTGGTTCTCTAGCGTCAGACTCGTTGCTCAACCGTATTCGCTTCATGATCAAAACATACGACGTAGACTTTGTGGTCCTCGACCATATCTCTATTGTTGTCAGTGGTATCGGCGATGGTGACGAGAGGAGACTCATCGATAACACGATGACAGCGCTGCGCTCACTCGTCGAAGAAACAAAGATCGCAATGATCTTAGTGAGTCACCTTAAGCGGCCTGAGGGTCGAGGACATGAAGAAGGACGAGCAGTGAGCTTAGCAGATCTCCGCGGCAGCCAGGCGATTGCACAGTTGTCTGACATGGTGATCGCCTTAGAGCGCTCACAGCAAGCTGAGGAACCCGAAGATCGCAACAAGACCACTGTGCGTATTCTCAAGAACCGATTCAGCGGAGAGACAGGAGTTGCTTGCACGTTGTCTTATGATCGCGACACAGGAAGACTCAACGAGACCCATCAAGTCGATACTACAAACCCATTTTAATATATGTTAAAAGAACAACGAAAATCAATCAAAGAGCTGTGCCGTGAGTGGAAAGCTCAGGGATTAAGTTACAAGAAACGCTACAAGCTTCTTAAATTACAAGCAGAGGCTATTGAAGAACTGTATGAAGCTTACGAGATGGCAGCTGAGCACTATGGATGCGACGGTGATCCTATGAAATTAGCAGGAGCCCTAGCTTACCTTATAGAAGAAGCAGAATATGAATATATCCGTATTTGACATCGAGACCAACGCGATCCTCAACTGGAACACACTCGAAGGCCTTGAGAAAGTTCACTGTATGGTCATCATGGATAACGAAGGCACACATCGTTACCGCAACAACGACACCGAGAACAACATCGAGGAAGGACTTCAGCGGTTAGCTAAAGCTGACATTGTTGTTGCTCATAACGGCATCGGGTTCGACCTGTCTGCTCTACGCAAACTCTATGGCTTCGAGCATCCGAGGATTATCGACACGATGGTCTTAGCGCGACTCAACCATCCTGATTGTAAACGCGAAGACTGGACTGACTGTAAGCTCCCTACGTTTATGAGAGGAAGCCACTCGCTCAAAGCTTGGGGTATGCGCTTAGGTGTTCACAAGGACAACCACGGTGCCACCGAGACATGGGAACACTGGTCTCAAGACATGGAGGACTACTGTGTGCAAGACGTTGTGGTCAACGAGGCACTCTACGCCCACCTCATGAAAGACCGAAGTGTCGACGACCAGGATCTGGTTCTTGAGATGGACTTCGCGAAAGCAATCAGAACCCAAGAAGAGAACGGCTTCCCGTTTGACGTAGAGGCTGCTAATCGCCTGCTTAAAGTTCTCATGGAGCGACGAGCAGACCTCGACGAGAAACTCCAAGAGACATTCCCGCCGCTTGTAGTCGAGACTAAGCGCCCTTGGTGGGTGACTCCTGACGGCAAGATGTGGTTGACTAAGAAGCTTGCTCAAGAGGCAGGCTACAAGGAGATCGAGAAGGGTGCTATGAGAACAAAGCAGATTCCGTTTAATCCACAGAGTCGCGACCAGATCGCAGAGAGACTCATGGGTGACGGATGGAAGCCTCAGTATTTCGATGGTAAACGTCCTGCGATCAACGAGGCGGTTCTGCGAGAGATCGGAACACCTCCAGCATTGCAGCTCTTAGAGTATCTGTTGGTGGCTAAGCGTCTCGGTCAGTTAGCTGAGGGTAAACAAGCGTGGCTAAAGCTGGTAAATAATAATAAAATATATGGATCAGTAAACACAGGAGGAACTGTTAGTGGACGCTGTAGCCACCTGAACCCTAACGTAGCACAAGTTCCTAGTGTCGGCGCTGAGTATGGTCATGAGTGTCGCTCGTTGTTTACAGCGCCAGCAGGTAGAGTTCTTGTTGGCTCAGATGCGTCAGGCTTAGAGCTCCGAATGTTAGCTGCTTATCTCCACAAGATCGACGATGGACGTTATACCAACGAGATCCTCAGCGGAGACATCCATACAGCTAACCAGGAGGCTGCTGGATTACCTGATCGCAACGCAGCGAAGCGCTTTATCTACTGCCTGATCTACGGAGGTTCAGATGGTAAGATCGGAGAGGTAGTTGGCGGTAGCGCTAAAGAAGGCAAGAAGCTCAAAGACCAGTTCTTCAAGCAGATGCCTGCGATTAAGCGCTTACGTGACGCAGTGCAAGACAAGGTGCAAGGCTTCGGGTTTCTCAAAGGACTTGATGGCCGTAGGTTGCCTTGTCGCTCACCACACAGCGCAGTGAACCTCTTGTTACAATCAGCTGGCGCTTGTGTCATGAAGCAGGCGCTAGTGCACTTTGTCAACGACATGCGCGGAGAAGACTACCAGCTTCACGCTAACATCCACGACGAGGTTCAGTTTAGTTGCTCACCTGATAAAGCAGATGAATACGGCCAGCGGTTCGTCGATGCAATAGTCAAAGCTGGTCAAACCTTTGGACTCCTATGCCCACTCGATGGAGAATACAAAGTCGGAAACAACTGGGCAGAGACACATTGATATGAAACTAATAATCGACGGAGACATGTTCCTGTATCGCGCAGCGTTTGCCTGTGAGGTTGAAATCAAATGGGACGAAGATACCTGGACGCTACACTCTAGTGAAAGCGAAACACGGCATAACTTTGACTCTTCGATCCTCGGAGTTGTCAACAAGTTAGACAAGAATGCTGACTACGTGTTGGCATTTAGCGACAAAGAGAACTACCGCTATGATATATATCCTAATTATAAATCTAATAGGCGTAACACTCGCAAGCCTCTGGGGCTCAACGCTCTCCGAGAGTGGGCTATTGAAACCTATGATAGTAGAGTGTTTCCGAGGCTCGAAGCTGACGATGTGTGTGGCA